AAGTTTTAAAAAACACACTTAAAATTAAAGGAACAAACTATGGAAATTGATTTTGCATCAGTATCTGATAACTATATGGCACTACCAGAAGAAGAAAAAAATATAGTTCGTAAAGGAATGTCAGGACCAATGGGAACTATTATTGGTAAAATTTTTGGTCCAGAATTTATGGAAGCGGTAGGGACTTTTGCTGCTCCTGCTGCTCCTACACCAAAGAAACGTACAATGGCTCCAACAATGCCTCAACAACAACCACAAGCTAAACCACAAGGATTGGCTGCACGACCACAACGATAAGGCTACCCAGCTACGGCTGGCCCCAACATAAGGAAATAAATATGCCTGAACTATCAACAGTAGAAACACCTAAGACTGCAGGATTTGTAAATGCAAAACACAACAATCGTAATCGTAGACGTATTGAAGAACAAGAAAAAGAATTAGAAGAACTTCTAAGCACCAAAGAGGAGACGGAAGTTGAGACCTCTGAAGAAACACCTGACACACCTACAGAGGTCAAGGAAGAAGAAACAGAAACCCTTAGTAGGGAAGAGAAGTCTTTTAAGAAACGCTATGGTGATCTACGTAGACATGCAGCGGAGAAAGAAAAAGAATACAAGGAACGTCTTGAAGCCCTAGAACACCGTATGGCTAATGAGACTATTGTTCCTCCTAAGTCAGATGAAGACATTGCTGAATGGGCAAATAACCATCCTGATGTAGCCAGTATAGTTGAGACTATTGCTGCTAAAAAAGCACAGGAAATGTTTGACAAAGCGGATAGCCGCTTAAAAGAACTAGATGCTATTAATGTTCAAGCATCACGTAAAACTGCAGAGAATCAAATTCGTGAGGTTCATGCTGACTTTGATGATCTGCGAGACTCAGATACATTTCATGACTGGGTAGAAGAGCAACCTAAGTGGGTACAGGATGCACTGTACGAAAACTCAGAAGATGCTCGTTCAGTAGTACGTGTTATTGACTTGTACAAATCAGACAAGGGCATGACAAAAGAAGGTAAGAAAGCTAAGACTAAAGCTGCTGCCTCTGCTGTTGTTAAAAGTTCTAAAGCTGATTTAGATGCAGAAGAAACTCAGGGCACCTTAAAAGAGTCTGATGTTAAACGTATGTCAGCCCAAGAGTTTGAAAAACGAGAAGAAGAAATTACTAAAGCAATACAATCTGGTAAGTTTATTTACGATATATCAGGTTCTGCACGTTAATATCTATTGACAAAAGTATTTTTGTCAGTATAACTAGGGGTATAGTAAAAAGAAGCCACCATTATGGTCTACCTTCCCTACTAACCCCAATCAAACTGTTTAAGTATAGGCCCATTTACCCTAAACCGTAAAATGATTGATTTTACTTTAGGCCGTAAATGCACCCTAGAAATATTACAGCCTCTTATGTTTTGTGTTTAGCTCACAAAGCCTACACTTTATAGGAGGATTAATTATGGCTTTTACAACAGCAACAGGTTATGGGAATTTACCTAATGGTAATTTTAGCCCTGTAATCTATTCTAAAAAAGTACAACTTGCTTTCCGCAAGAGTACTGTAGTTGGTGATATTACCAACTCTGATTATTTTGGCGAAATTGCCTCACAAGGTGACACCGTTAAAATTATTAAAGAACCAGAAATCTCTGTAAGCGAATATGCACGTGGCACAAATGTCACAGCACAAGACCTTGAAGACGAAGATTTTAATCTGGTCATTGATAAAGCGAATTATTTTGCTTTTAAAATGGACGATATTGAAGAGGCTCACAGCCACGTCAATTTCATGGACCTTGCAACTAGCCGTGCAGCATACCGTCTTGCTGACAATCATGACCAAGAAGTTCTTGCGTATATGTCAGGTTACAAGCAGTCTTCTTTGCACAGCAAAGGTGACACCCTTAACACAACTGTTAATGGTACTAAAGCTGTAAGCACTGCAGGTTCTAACGAACTACTTTCCTCTATGCAACTGCATAAAGGTGACTTTGGAAATATTACTACTGCCTCTGCTGGTACTCACTCAATTCCTGTGACTGCACGTATGCCCGGTGCTACTTCCTTGCCAACAGCTACCGTTTCTCCTGCGATGATTATTTCACGCATGAAGCGTTTGCTTGATCAACAACAAGTTGACTCACAAGGTCGGTGGCTTGTAATTGATCCAGTATTTATGGAAATCCTTGCTGATGAAGATTCACGCTTCATGAACGCTGATTTTGGTGAATCAGGTGGACTGCGTAATGGTTTGACCATTAACAACTTCCACGGCTTCCGTGTATATTCCTCGTCTAACCTACCAGCACTAGGCACTGGACCGGGAACTTCGGGTACAGCTAACCAGCTCACTAACCTTGGTGTAATTGTAGCTGGACATGATTCTGCTGTAGCAACAGCCGAGCAGATCAATAAAACAGAAACATATCGTGACCCTGACAGCTTTGCTGACATTGTTCGTGGTATGCATCTATACGGTCGTAAGATTCTTCGCCCTGAAGCAATCGTTACTGCCCGTTATAACGCAGCATAAGGGAGGTATAAATTATGGCTACGTTTGATATGACTGTCAGTACTACCGCCGGTGTTGGGGCAAATATTCTTGCTGTTCCAACTAATGTCGGTAATACTGTACGCACTATTGAAGCAATCTTAGATATTGATGCTATGATTACTGCAGGTGCTACCATTGCAGATGGTGACATTTTTCAACTCCTTGAGATTCCTGCTGAATCAGTAGTAGTTGCTGCTGGTGCAGAAATTATGAAGTCTTTTACTGCAAGTTGTACTTGTAATATTGACTTTGGTGGTGGCGATGACATTATTGACGGTGCTGCACTAGACGCTGCTGCTGGTACATACCTTGCAAAAGGTAGTAACGGTGAAGCTAATATTGTAAACACTGGTTCTGCATCTACATTTGCTGCTGAAGCACTTGCTTGTGTTGGGGCTGCAGATACTATTGATGTAACAATCGCTGGTGCTGCTGCTGCTACAGGACGCCTTCGTGTCTATGCAGTGATTGCAGATGTTTCTGCTGCTATGACTGAGGCTGCTGTTGCACAGCGTGACCTCATTTAATAAAACTACATACTTTGGGGCTGGTTACGTACTGGCCCCATTAGTGTATCAAGCTTATGCAACAAAAAATTCTTGGGGCAACAAAAAGTTTATTAGGAAAACATCATGGCTCTTACATTTCTTTCATTAACTAATAGTGTTATTACACGCATGAATGAGGTAGAGCTTACTTCTAGTAATTTTACTGGCTCAAGAGGTGTACAAACACAGTGTAAAGCTGCTGTAAACGAGGCAATACGTTATATTAATCAAAGAGAGTTTGGTTATTCTTTTAACCATTCTAGTAATTCTTCTACATTAGTAGCAGGACAAACTAGGTACACTGTGCCTACTAGCACTAAGTCTATAGACTACAGTACAGCTAGGATTAAAAAAGACAGTGATCTTAATGCAGCAGGAAATAATCTTGTTACTTTAAACTACAATGAGTATATTGAAAAAGATTATGCAAATCAAGAAGATGATGTTGCTGCTACGACTTTAAACGGCTCACACTCAGCTTCTGTTACAACTTTAACTCTTACATCTACTACAGACTTTGACACTTCTGGCACTGTACATATAGGAAGTGAGCAAGTGTCTTACACTGCAATTTCAGGTAATGATATTACAGGTTGCACACGTGGAGCTAACAATACTACTGCTGCTGTACATTCAAGTGGTGTTGCTGTTACACAGTTTGAAGATGGTGGTGTACCTAAAAATATTGTTCGTACTCCTGACAACAACTATCTTTTATTTCCTTATCCTGATAAAGCATATAATTTAGTTTTTGATTTTTATACATTTCCTAGTGATTTATCTGTACACAGTGATACTACAACAGTTCCTGAACGGTTTGCACCAGTAATAATAGATGGTGCTACTGCATTTGTTTATCAGTACCGTGGAGAACTACAACAATATCAATTAAATTTTGAACGGTTTGAGCAAGGCATTAAAAATATGCAAAGTCTTCTTATTAATAAATATGAATATCTTCGCTCTACTGTTGTATCAAGGCCACGTGGTTCAGGTAACTTTATGTCTGGGGTTATAAGTTAGTGCCTGATAGTTCTCAATCACAACCTGCAGCATTTAATTGTGAAGGCGGTTTAGTTAAAAACCGTTCTACTTTTCTTATGCAACCGGGAGAGGCTTTAGTTTTAGAAAACTTTGAACCTGACGTTGAGGGTGGTTACAGACGGATCAATGGTCATAGAAAATTAATTAATCAGATTGTACCGCAGACTACATCTTCTGGTGAAAAAATACTTATGATTGCTAAGTTTGCAG